CTATCGGGCCGCGACTGTTGCACTCTTAAAAAAGTAAGATAATATGAAAAGGGGTTTTTAAATACCAACATTGGAGTTGGGTACGTCATCAGATTGTTTGGAGCCTAGGATGTATTTCTCCCAGAACATAGAGAAGATGGGGTAATCAAAGGTGTCTGAGAAGTGGGTGGCGTGCTCCTGTTCCACGGTCTTTCGGGTCTCGCTCCGCTTATCCTTCTTCATGCCACCAGGTGTATCTATAATCTCAGCGTGCTCCAAGGAAACTATTAGGTCTTTGCAGTTGTCCTCATTGATCCTAATCTTGGGCAGCTGCTTTCTACCATCATCCCTGAGCATAACGTTTATAAGCCTAAACTTATCCATGTAGTCAGGGTTGGTTCCCAAGGTCATCATGTGGACCTTCCATCCTGCAGCCTTCAATAGTATTGCTGCCTGCTGGGCAAAGGTGTACTTACTATTGGCCACCTTGGAGTTACCCGAACGGTCACAATAGAATTTGATTACCTTATTGGGGTAGGGCTCATAGTAGGGGATAAACTTCTCCAAGAACAGATGGTCCAGTATCTTGGGGGTCTTTACAAAGAAACAATTGAGGACCTTGTATGTGTTGTCCTGCAGTTGGGATACGGACATGGTGTTAATACTGGCCCCCCAATCCACGCTCACTATAAGGGGTAGCTTGGGGTTAAGGTCGCGGTCCTGCTTACAGTTGAAGTGCTTATCATCCAAATCCGTAAGGTCTAGGCTTTCTAGGTAGGAGTTGTCCCTATCTATATAATAGTGCCTATCCGGGTTTAATTGGGCATAGAAACCATCCGTAATTGCCTTGGGCTGTATATTGAGCATCTCCGCATTGTAGATAATCTCGTTGGAGTAGGATTGCTTCATATACTCAAAATAATCCGGCCTAAGGTTCTCCATGTTGCTCTTTGCCGTGGCCTTTTGGAAAAAATAGGCCTTAGGGTCTTGCTTACATAGTTCCTCATATTTAAGCACCCAATTGCCCTTCTTTGTAATGGGCATAGAGGTCACATAGGTTTCAGAGAATAGGTATGGATTGTCCTTCCATATTATTTCCTGAGGTATGGAACGGTTGGTGTTCTTGACCGATATAGCCAATTTATCCTCGTCCTGAAGGGACGTTTCATCAGATAGGAAACCTGAGGAGTTAATACCACGGCCACTATTGGCATTGTCCAAGGAAACCAACTGAAAAACCGTACCACTGCTCCAATGCATCATGTTGTCCCATTTGTCCGGAACCTCATGTGGTAATTTAAATCCCATTTTTTTTCCCGCCCTGGTACCCACTACATAATCTATACCTTCATGGAATCCAAGAAGCCTAAGGCCGTTTTTAGTGGATTTTAATGTATTGCTCAGTATTTGGGAATACGTATTTCCTACCAATATAAAGGTGGCCTTGGGCATGTGTTTTACCATCATGATCATGAACCATGCAAGAATAGTGGACTTTCCTGCTCCACGGCCCCAAATAAGCATCTTTACCTTCTGTGGGGCATAAATTGCCACCAATTGGGCAGGATTTATAGTAATGGCCTGTTTTACGCTAAGTAATGGGTTCATGCGGGATGTCTTCAGCTTCTAGGTTGTTCATATCTATTGGGCCTTTGGATAGGGCTTTTATAAGGGCTTTTTCCATTTGTTTGGAGATAATGATATCATAGCTCTGCGCCTTGATCTTGTCAGGGTCAAAGAGGGCATCATCCTTATCCAGATCACTGAGTTTTATCATCCTGTCCAGACATTTGCCCATGGCCTCTAGGTTTTTGTCCTTCGTAGCCATCTGGAACAGCTTTTGGTTGTATTCGAAGATGATATACCGCATGCCCTCCTTCCTGGTCTGGGTTACATCCCCAAAAAGGGCCAAGGCTCGGTTTATATCACGATAGGCAGTGGCCATACTGCCACCAAATTGTTGTTGGAGTACTTTTACGCATTGTTCCCTACTATGAAAATTGAGGAGCAGGGAAAACGCGGCTTCCCACCGCTTTTTCATTTCCTCTTCCAAGGGGGTAAGGGTAATTTTACCCTCATCTATATAAGAAGCAAGGATTTTTTCGAAATGCGAGTCTTTAGTGATCAGGGAATTGGTGCTCATGCCGATAGGTATTCATTTATTTCGTCCTTGGTGAGTAATTTGCCATTTTTGGACACTTCAAATTTCCTTCTGTTGTCCGTCATATATTTAACCCATCTCACCACATCAACATCCACATATTTAGGGTCAAATTCAATACCACGACAATGTCTCCAGTTCTTTTCACAGGAAATAAGCGTGGTACCGGAGCCAAGGAAACCATCGAACACAATATTTCCTTTTTGACTGCTATTACAGACCAGATACCCTATTAATTCCAATGGTTTCATGGTGGGGTGTTCCTCACTTACCTGGGGCTTGTTGTACTCCAGAACCGTGGATTGCTTCCTGTCACTATGCCACTTGTGTGCAGCACCCGGTTTCCAACCATACAGACAGGGCTCATGCTTCCAGTGGTAATCGTTGCGGCCCATTACAATAGAATTTTTAACCCAGACCAAACATTGGGAAAGTTTAAAGCCGGCATCCTTGAAGGCTTTTCTAAAATTCAACCCTTCAGTATCCGCATGGAATACATAAATAGGGGCACCTTCCTTTGAAAATTCAAAGGCCCAAGCGTAGAATGCCAATAAAAACTCGTAGAAGGCATCCGTATGCATATTATCGTTCTTAATACCTTCGCGCTTGGTTTTAGGCCCTCCTTCATAGGCCACGTTATAAGGCGGGTCCGTGACGGTGGCATCTATACGATCAGTTCCCAACAGTTTAAGGAATGTTTCATTTTGGGTGCTATCCCCACAAATAACCTTATGGCAAATATTTTTATCCACACTGTGCAGAAAGTATACATCCCCTAATTTGGAAATGGGGTCTTCCGGCAGTTCTGGCTCAAAATGCTCCTCGTCCTCCATTCTGAATTCCTCAGGGATAATGTCTTCAGGAATATATATTTCATCCAAATTCAACCCCAATGCCTCCAAATCTATGTCGGCGAACATCTCCTCCAATACATCCATATCCCAATACCCCGTGGAAACGTTGGAAACTATATTGTACTCCTTGTATTCCTTTTCCGTAAGGGTGCGATTGGGCACACGGACATCTATAAGTTCCTCACCCCGATCCAAGGCCATTAAAACCTTAATACGTTGGTGGCCTGCAATAATTATGTTGTCCGTATTAATGGCGGGTACTTCCGCAAGGTTAAATTTCTCGAGGCTGGCCTTTAATTTTTCCAATTTTTCCTCTGTAATTTTCCGTGGGTTGTACTCATATGGTACCAGGTCCTTGACCATCCTTTTCTCGTTGTGCCATTCCAAAGGGGCCAATAGTAGTTTGCTCATAATAATTCGTCTATTTTTTTAATGTTCAGTTGGTGGATGTGCAGGGTCTGCTCACTGCGTTTTATTTGATTCTCTATCAATAGCTGCTGGTGTTTGTTGGTCTCTTTGTCCAGGAGGGCATATTTATCCTCCAGACGTTTCTCTATTTTGGAAACACTACTGGTCAGGTTCCGCTTCTTTTGGTAGAGCTGCGGATTGGTGAGTCCGGCAAAATCATCTGTGGGGACCTTTAGGATAGATCGGTGGTTGTGCCAATGGTGCAGTTCTTTCCAAATAAGGTCCCGTTCCTCATCCAAATCCAATATCTGCAGTTGTATGGAGAGGGCGCTTTTGTCCGCATCCGGTGGTAGATCGTTAAGGGCAAATTTCAACTCTATCATATCATAGAACACTTGCCTTGCCCTTAGGAATCGTGGGCGCAGTTCTGCGGGCAAATCTCCCAAGCGGATGGTGCTAAATTCCCGAGTAGTACTTTCTTTTGCCAATTGTGACCTTTCCTGCTCCACATTTATGACCTCCTGGGTAGGAGCTTTTGGGGCAGGGGTAGGCAGTACCGGTTTCTTTGGCTCCTCCTTTACAGGGGCATTTTTATGTTTCCGGAGCAGGGAAACCAAGGTGGCCATGTTCTGGTTGTTCTTGCCACGGTTCAGCTGCTTTAGGATCCTGATACTTTTGTCCGGTAAAGCGGCATAAATGGCAACGCCCTCATGATATTCCGTGCCGCTGTTGAACCATTGCGTTATTCTATCCATGGGCCAAAGATGTCCAAACGGCAACAGTCAAAAAAGGACATGAAAAAACCCCTCGGAATACGAGGGGCTTTCAATTAACCTAACCAACCAAATCTAATTAACTAAAAAAGCTAATAATTATTTTTTAAGTGCTTTTAGGCGCGTGGCCGCTATATTTTTAATGGCATCAGAATCATTCACTTTCAGTAGAATCTCAATCTCCTCCTCCGTCTGTGCCCTTAGGACCAGAGCAGCTATTCTTTTGTTGCTCAGTTTTTGCTTCTTTAAAAAAGCAATGGTCTTTTTGTCGTTTTTGGGTGCTATAAAAGGGAACCCTTTATGTTCGTACAGTTCCAGAAGACGCTCGTTGGATATCACCTTACTGGTGTCTATCTTTCCCCAATGGGGCAACGTGTATCTTCCGGGACGTATGTTGAACAACATTATGCTGGGGTAAATTCAGTTATTGCGCCAGTATAAACTGGTGCAGGATATGCCTGTACATCTGTGAACTTCACAGGAATACCGTTTATATCCCCTGCCTTTAAACCAGTAGAACCACTTGCTTCGGATAAATAGGCCGGAGAATCCTCACTACCTATCTGCCTAACATCTCCATTGATCTGTTTTACCAAGAATATCATGCCCACATTTTGGTACTTTCTAATAAACCCAATGTTCCTTGCACTGTTACCAGGTATGGTTCCACTGAAGGAGTTGGTATTGGTCTTGGCCCCTTTTTCGCCCTCATTGGCAGTTTCCACAGAGCCGGTATCCGGTAAAATGGAAATTTTAAAGAATCCTTTAGGAGCGGTGAAAGTGTGCGGACCTGTAATAGAACCTGCCTCTTCCAAACTTACAGCGACACCTAAGGCCAATGGTTTAATAATAGCATCAAAATCTATTACCCTTGCGGCATAGATTTCGACCGGGGAGATTCCTGCAGCGTTCTCTTGGTCCGCGCAAAAATCCATATTCTCTGTTACTATAGTGTCTGTACAAGCCATGGTCTAATGTATTTGTTCAATGAAATTACTGTTCCCGTAAATAAGCTCCAACATTATCTCCGGAGACTGGATGATCTCCGAAATTTTAGTACTCTTCCCGTCTATGTTCAACGTTTTTGGAGCATTATTTTTAAATCTAAATTGAAGCCCACGATCATCCTTAAAAGTAGGACGGGTCTCTTTCCCTTTTTTGCCTGCTTTGGCTTTGGATTCCTCAGCTGCTTTTGCCTTAGCGGCCTCTGCCTCCTTGGCTTTGGCTTCCTCAGCTGCTTTTGCCTTGGCGGCCTCTGCCTCCTTGGCTTTGGCTTCCTCAGCTGCTTTTGCCTTGGCGGCCTCTGCCTCCTTGGCTTTGGCTTCCTCAGCTGCTTTTGCCTTGGCTGCTTCA